AGGTAGGGTGCCTGTATAGCTTTCGTAAAAAGAACCTGTAGGATACTATAGGTCTTGCCTGAAGAAGTGCCGCCTTGGTTGACGATCACGTCCTCAGTTGCCATTATATTGGCCTCATACAATGGACCTACGGAGAACATTAGACATCCACCTCCCTTTCAGAAGTTGATATTTGGGCACCATCTACGGCAGGTAATAGCTTAACCTCAACACTGGTAACCTCTACCTTCTGCTCTATTGCCTGCTTCTCCTGCCAGCCATAATTGGCCATTAGGTCAAATTTTAGCCCCTGGGTGCTGCCCTCTGCATTAACGAGCGCATCAGCCTTACGGGCCAGTACTTCGGCCTCTATAGCGTTAATCGTGTCAGAAAATTCAGGGTATGTCTTATAATCGCCCCAACTTTCACGAGATATCCCGATATAAACCTGGAAGGATCCGAGAGTATAAATACGAGGAGCAGGAACCTGCAATACTTTTCCTGCTGACACCTCATATTTAATATTATTGTCACATCTAACCTTAAACTCTTCCCAGGCATTCTGGATAATTACAGGATCCTGGAATTTCATTGGCCTACCTACACTACTCATTATATGTCTGTTTACTGGTTAAATGATAAGCGTTACACTCCCGACAGAAGTAATGCCTGCACTCCTTCCGTTTACGAAAGGCTTTCCTGCCCTTATGTGATCGTATCCAGTAAAGGGCGCTTTTAGCTTCTTCTTTCGAGAGTGGACGTTTACTGCACATATTCTTTCATATCAATGGTCATCTGCCCGTCAAATGGGATATAAACGTTATTAGCATCGTTATACCGAGGCAGTGTATTTACAAATTCAGGCCATGTCTTACTAACTTGCTCAGACTTACTGTATCCATACTGAGTGTCATTCTTATCATCCAGGTGAATTGCCTTGACTCTAGGCAGATAATAGTTGACATAACCCATCAACTCACATCGGACATTATAATCATTGTCTATAGGGCCGTACAGTCCGAAATCTTCGCGCAGCCCCCCAACTGTGTCTAATACTTCTCGACTGACCATGAACTGACCGATAACATGTCCAGGGTGAATGATCATCCCATTATTCATTCTGCTTGGATATCCATGATCACCTACCGCAATAGAAACCATGCCTGAATCTGGAATCATCTTCATATAGTTGACACGATCGCGTAACCAGTTATCAGGCTCAAGGATATCATTTGCCATAAAAATGAACGCATCATATCCTGCACGACATACAGAGCTGAGCAAGGCGTTAAAGGTTTTTGCAATTCCAGTATTCTCATGCCCTAAAGCAATACCCTTAATACCTTCAATATCAGCTAATGATTTCAGGTATGAGATTACCCTTTCATCGGTGCTCCCATTATCCCATATATACAGATCAAACGGATATTCGGCATTACTCATGTTATGCTCTAATGTCTTCTTTAGTAGCTCATATCGGTTATAACTAAGCATCAATGCTGCGACTCTCATAGGTACTTTTTGTTTGCGCCGATATGCCTGGCAGGATTACCGGCGTAGGTTTGATAATTAGCTGTCTGAACTTTCATCGTCATTACTGCACCCATTCCTACCATTACCCCTTCAGCTATGTTGTGGTGCTGATGGATGACGGCGTTTAATCCAATGTTTGCCTTATCCATCACCTCTGCGTGCCCTCCTATCTTCGCCCCGCAGGATACGGTTACATCATTTCCAACAATGCAGTCATGTCCTACGTGTGAATGCTTCATCATAAAACAATTATTCCCGATGATAGTGTGATCAGCAATGCCTGCATCAATGGTAATATGTCCTGTAAAAATGTTATTATTACCAATGATCACGCCCTTATCCTCTCCCCACTTATCCCTATGCTCACCAGGCATGCCAATAACACAATAAGGGCCGATGTAGTTATTGTCTCCTAATTGAACATTAGGGCCGATGATAGCAGTAGGATGAATGTTATTTGCCATTCTTTTTTTCAGTTTTTGTTTCCAATTTGTATTTATCATACTGGGTGTAGATGTTTCTGACCATGTCGGCAACACACTCACCACACCACCTGGAGTAATGAACCTCCTGAATAGCCTCATTGTGTACCTGCTGCAGCGCATCGAATACGGGCTTGTCAATATTGCGCATAAAGCCAACCTGCTGTAAGCTTTGCCAATGCTCCTTGTGCTTTTCCAGTACTTTAATATGCTCTTGTGTGAATTTCATGTGTTAAGCCATTTATTGATTATGACAGCCGTTACCAACGCAACCGCACCTATATATATCACTTCCAGTGTGTTTTTTTCAAAAAAGATGGAAGAAAAAATTCCAATCCACCAGGCAAGGCACCCCTCACAGTCGAAAGGTTTGATCCGTTTGGCATTAAAATATCGCCTCACCTTAAAGGGAATACCTGTTTCAATAAATGCCAGAGACAGACAGGCACTGCCTATAATCAATAATGTGTTATTCATACTTCTTGATTTTCTTCTTAATGATTTTACGGGTGTTGTTTATGGTGTCATGAATGCTTTTGATCGGTATCCCTGTACATTCAGCGACTTCCTTCAGGGTTCCTTTTTCTGCATATAGCTCGAGTATCCCTGAATCATACCAGTAGATATCCTTAATGATCTTATTTACCTTCTCTACCAGATCTTCATCAGGTAATGAAGATTGACTCATGAGGATGATATCATTCGAGTGTTCACGGATGACCTCAGCGCCCTTCCTGTACTTTTTATGGAAAGCGCTATTACGGCTACAGAACTGATGTTTTGCCAGCTTCCAGTAGAAACACTTAATACATGTTTCATTAATCCTTTCCAGCTTATCATCAGGTAATTCGAGCATCACCAAGGCGAGCTCCTGGTAAAGATCATCAGCATAGGAGCCTCCTATCTGATTGCAAATTTTACGGTAATCGGCATCTGTCGTGAATGCCCGAATGATATCATCTCTCTTCATAGCACAGAGTTAAAAGCCTCAAGGCGTAGGTAATTAAGGATACGTATGTCATAATTCTGTCGAACGTATGCGGCAAGCGCAGCGCCATTATCAACTACATGATTCGGGTTATCCTCACACCAGCGAATCCACCGGTAGAAGTCTGACGACTTATCAGCACGCATCAGGAACGGACATTCATCATCTTGGTAGGGGCCAGTATTGGATACTATGATTGGCATCCCCTTACATCCCGCTTCCAGTACTTTCAGATTCGACTTATGCGCATTGAACTCATTGGCTACCAGGGGGGCGAGAGCAATAGTGCCGTGTTCATACAAATCCATGTAGGATGATACAGGCATATGCTGCACTGTTTTAAAACCAGACAGGCTTCCAGATGCGCTTAATACCCTGCTCATCTTTCTATACACATCAGCCTCAGCGACACCTGCGAGTACTACAGGGTTATTGAAGTTTGTTCTGGAGAGCTTTTTCATAGTTGACTCAAGGAGCCTGATATCCCAATAGTGAGAACCGCCGCCGACGTAGATGTATGCATTGCCATCATGCTTTGATTGGCGAGGTATAAATTGATGATCCTCGAACGGCAATCCATTTGGCACAACGTAAACGTTACTGTTATACGGTAGTATCTTCTGGCGAAGACGATCGTTTGTACAAATAACAGCATCGGCGATTGAGATATTTCTAAGGATATGCTGTTCCAGATTCTGAGCTTTCCATATTGCTTCCATCAAATGCCCAGGATAAAGTTTCCAGTAGTCGTCCAAATCAACCACTATCTTGAAGCCATACTCTTGCCTACACTTCAGGATGTAATCCAACTGGGTATTATAAGGTAACCTATTGTAGAACAGGATATCACATTCCTTTAAGCTATCCTCAAATGACAGTCCTGCTGCCACTCCCTGGATATATCCGGCTTGCTTCAGGCAGGTGATTGGCAAGCGGACCCGGTGGTAATCGCATCCGCTTGTATTGTTGACAAGTGATAGTATTTTCATGGCTTACGATTAAAATGGTAATTCATCTGAAGATGCTGCAGGAGTGTAGCCAAGATCTGTAGTTGCTGGCTCGGTAGCAAGATCCGGCTCTTTGACAGCATCCGCCAGCTTCTTAATTCGCCAACATTGCAGGGAATTGAAAACATACTCTTTCCCGTTCTTTTCAGAATGCCGGCCGCGCAGGTTGATATGACACTCTACCATCTGACCTGGCTGGAAGCCGTCCAGTACATTACAGTCGCCTTGGGTGAACTCTACCTGGTAGGTCTGCGGATACTGCGTGTCCTGCTCTTCCAACCACATTACGCGCTTTTCGAAATTCCCGAATACTTCAGCAGGGAAAATGTTTTTGATAAGTCCTTTCAGAACGATTTTTGCTTGATCACTCATGATATTATTTATTTAAAAAAGGTTATTAATAAACTCAGTTCTTGCCTGTATGGCTTCGAGTAAAGTGTCGTAGGACCCGATCCTAAATGTTTTTAACTGTCCACCTCTCCACTTGCCTCCCTTCGTATACCAGGATATCTGAGCTACGAACTTTCCCTCGTCATGCCCCTTTTTATACTGAGAAATACCTCTATGGCCGGTATTACTAAATGGCCGGTATTGTCCGCGCTTCTGTCCTTTAACTGCCATTTGATATTATTTTTAAGATTAATGATTGAAATTCCTCGAATGTGCGAACTACATGAACGGCGATCCCGTGATATAACCAGATCTCATGCACTGCTCGTTGATCCGGCGACAACCTTCCAGCCTCTGTCTTCAACTCAATACCTACCGGTACGCCGTGATATAGGCAAAGCATGTCAGGTATTCCTGATACAACCCCTGAAGCTTTCAGGCTCATGGCTTCCCGAGCATGCCTAGTACCACCATTAGGAACCGCGAACAGGAGCTTTCTGAGCTGTGGGTAGGTGTTGTGTGCCCATTGAAAGCATTTTGCTTGTAGTTGTAATTCGCTCATGATTTTATTGTTTTCGGTAGTAAGGTAGTAGGGGTAGTAACCAACTTTCTGGAAGTTGCGGCGAGGCATATATATTTTACTGGTACACTAATACACTAGTACAGTTATTATATATTTATAGTTTTATTAAATTTCCGGTTACTACCTTACTACCTTTCTTTTATAATTGTTTACTGTGGCTTATTTGAATGGTAGTAACCGAACATGATTCCCGGTTACTACCCGGTTACTACCTTACTACCCTTGTTGAGATATAAGAGCCCCTGCAATGCCGATTTCTACCACCTCATATGCCTTCTTAGGCTTGCCAGCTTTTTTGAATGATTTATTTACATACCCCAGCCGCTTCAGTTCCTTCCCTACCCTGTCGAGGCTAAGACGTTGCCCGCTCAGTTGTTCAAGTCGTACTTTCACATCAGTAGCTGTACGCACGCAGATATTAAACCTGTCACCATTGGCAGGGAGGTCGTAGTAACGGTTGATCAGTTCATATTCGATACTGTATGATTCGAATGTGCTGGTATTGTCATTCAGCACTTTGATATCATCTCGGGTAAGTTCCCACTGGAATCCTGACAGGAACAGGTGGTACGCCTCCATGAGCACGTCAATCTTATCGATCGCGTTATATGCAGCCTGGTTGATAGATAATACGTTAATGGGTATGATGCGGCGATTACCTGTAGGGTCGTTCAGGATCTCGTTGTCATTGGTGGTACCACCCAACACTGCCAACCGGTGGAGGTCCACATTATTTCGCCCATAAGGCTCCCTCAGTGAGAATACCTGCTTACTGGTCAGCTCCTTCAGACGACGCGCTTCTGCCTTGCTCTTACCTCCCATCTCATCGTCCATAATGATGAGCTTCTGTGTCATCAGGATCTCATCATCCTTACCGGCATCCAGTTTGCTTTCACCATAGTAGCCGCGCAGCTCTGCCGGCAGTAGCCTACGCCACCACTCGGTCTTACCGGTACCCTGTACATTACCAGACAGGACCAGCATCAATGGTGAGTGCTTACCGTGGGCGGCTGATATCAGACCAACTAACCATTTAGTGCCGAAGTGCAGTTTATAGTCAGGGAAGAATTCCTCTCCCGACAAACCAGTGTCCGATTCGATTGTATCAAACAATTCCTTAATAGCACCCTTCGGCTGACGGTGCTGGTGACGTTCAAAAAACTCTAACAGAGGATTGTAGTCGTGGGTGAAGTCGCTGTTAATGATACGATCAATCAGCTCGTAGCTACACTTCTCAAACACTTTCTTGCTGGCAATGTATATGGTATTGAAGTCCTTTGACTGCAAAGGTTTACCACGGTTCTCGATGTAGCGGGTGATTACATTACGGCGCAGCTCATAGTTCTGTCTCAGCCACAACTCAACTGCATCAACCTCATTATCTTTTGTGTCAATGGTGATATTGTTATCAAATACCTGGTCGATAATATCCTGGCTGACAGTGGGGCTGATACCTTCTGCATCCTGCAGGTATTCGATCACACTCTCCTTAGTACGTGCTCCCTTCTTCGCCAGTGCTGCTGACTGCACGATGAGTTTTGTCTGCTCTGAAATTACCCTGATACCCGCCTGCTTGGCATAATAGTAGAATGTGGCAATAGTGATTCCAGTTCGGCGAGCTTTCAGACAATTGTCATACTGCCTGTCACATAGATCGGCACGATAATCCAGGTGGAACTGGCTGACCTGGTGAAAGTAAGCACGGCCGCCTTCTCCCATCTTGTCACTAATAGCAAATCCTATGCGCAGCCATGACTGGTAATCACCAGTGATGTCAATACGACGCCCTACAATCTCTTTGATGATAGAATCAAAATCACTCTGAACAAATACTACCTCTGGAACTTTCTTCAGTGCAACCTGTTTCTTCGGATAGATACAGAACTTATCAGCCTTCTCATTGATATATAGATGCGGATCATAGGACACAATACGTGCACGACTTACGTCACGGCAGGAAGGATCGACCACAACCTGATAAGTGGTGTACAGGTATTCCTGCAATCCTTCAAATGCCTCGTTATGCTTCTCCGGATTGATCCGCACCATCAGCGCAAGGCCCTTACCGGAAACACTGGTGAACGCGGCATAAACATATCGATCAGGGCAAAGGAGTGATTTCATTTCCTCTGGATCTACGTCATCAATGTCGATACAGATAAACCCCGAGTGCTGCACCAATCCAGCCGCTTTACGCTCTGTGAACTTTCCAGAGATGGTGCAATACGGCAAGTCAGTCTTAGCCATGCTACCGGTACGAACAGCAAGGACCTCATCCTGCCACTTGCCCTCAGTGATGTACTGAAGTAAAATGTCAACAGGTATATCCTTCCCGCCCTGTGTTTGCTTTATATTGCCGTAGAGGCTAATGGTTGTGGTTCCCATCCGAATATTTCTTTTAACTCTTTAAGCATCCATTTGTCAGTCATGTCACGGTAGTAGCGGGTGTATCCCTCCCCCTGCTTCTCACACCACTCTTTCACCTTACCCTGGAACATTTCGCGCAGCCGGTCTGCGACAGCGTTGTCGATTGCTGTTAAGTTCCATTTATGCTTCCCTGTCATGGCAATCGTCTTTTTCATACGATGCAGTACGGCATAGTTGTGTTTCCCCTGACCTTCCTGGATCAACCTATCCACCTCCATCACCAGAGGCCTCTGCTCTGTCAACAACTCGAACTCCGCCAGCGTGGTTTCAATCTTCATTGCCGGTTTATTATCTGCACCGCAGAACGGGCATATATGTACACTGGCATGAATGATTGCTTCACACTGGATGCATTCCTTTACCGGTGCCACACCATCACCTTTACTTGGAGGATCAGGGTTGTAAAACAATTCCTTCCAGTCTCGCGGTGCGCACCAGTCACCATGTGTCATCGCATTACCGCCCATGTCAAGGATTGTGAAATGTTCCTTTGTGGCGTGGGGTCTGGATCCACGGCCAGTCATTTGTAACCACAGCGGTAGAGACATTGTGGACTTATTCACAATGATGGATTGCACACTAGGCTCATCGAATCCAGTGGTAAGGATACCCACGTTATTAAGGATGGCGTTCGGTGTAGCCTTCAGCCATTTTATGCACTCATCCCTGTATTCGTCACCAGAGTAACTATCAAGGTGACGTGACGGGTAGCCGGCTTTCAGAAAAGCTTCATTCACCAGTTGACTGTGCTCAATGGAGCAATTGAAGACGATAGTCTTGGTATCAAGGCAATGCTGCTCATATCCATGCACTACATTATCAATCTGCTTTTTCTTACTGAATGCCTGGCTCATAGCCTTATCATCAAACTCACCGTTCTTGATTTTGAGATCCTTGCGATTAACATTCTTTATATGATAGGTACGATTCTGTACCAGGCTACCGGCAGATACCAAATCAGGAATATCAATCCCGCAGACGATGTCCTCATACAGGTCCTTCAGAGGTTCATTCTTACTGGCACTGATAGGCGTAGCAGTGAAGCCGACTATCCATGCATCAGGAAAGAAGCTGTGAATCTTTTTGAAATTCCCGATGTGACACTCGTCTATTATAACCATACCCACATTGCCGAAATATTGCGGATTTTTCTTCAGCCGGTTATTCACAGTCTCAACCATGCCGACGTATACGGGTACGTTTGGTATCCACTTTTGGCCAGCAACAACTGGATAGGCGATTATCTCGTGCCAATCATACATTGTACGTTTTGCTTGTTCCAGTAGCTCTGCCCTGTGTACAAGTATTAGGATCTTCTTATTATTCTTGGCAAGGTAACGCTGTGCCAGTCCAGCAAAGGTGACAGTCTTGCCGCCACCAGTTGCCAGCTGGAATACCACCTTTTTAAAACCACCGGCAATCTTGCGGGCGACTTCGGTGATCGCGTTTTCCTGATATGGTCTAAGCTGTTTCATATACATACAAACGACTGAGCCGTTGACTTTTCTACCATAATGAAAAAAGACTCTTTAACTATTAAACAATTGAGAGACAAATTTTGTACTCCCTTCAATTAAATATTTATCCTTACTATATAAAGACAATTGTCAAACTGAAAAGGGGAAATTTTTTTTTGCGATTAACCTTTCATTAACTCGTCGATCCTTCACCGTTAACGTATTTGCAGATTCTTCTTTTCCACAATGCTT